CCCTCTCGAGGGAGATACTATCTCTCCTCAGGTGATTACTCACCACCTTTGACTCTCGTCAAAGGCCCCTAGGATCCCAACCAACCCCCGTTGACTCGGGGAAGTAAGGAGGTTAGTAGGAAGACCCTACCCTCAGTTTGATGCGGACGCTGAGAGGCCGTCCAGAACGATCGAGGTGCTCCCTGTCGGCGAAAGGCAAATCGCCGCGTTTAAGGAAGTACTTCATCAAAGCATCAACACCATCAAGTGGGGACTTGGGAGGTGTGCTCACAACCATCATGCCCTTGACAAGGGGCTTATGGAGGTGAGGACAAACTCTTTCCGTATCATGCCCCAGGAAAGAGTGCCTGCCTAAGATTGGAGATGTGGACTCAACAGCTGGGAAGGGTATCATCCGCCCCAACAGCTGGTCCATAAATCTCGCAGTCCTCCAGAGACCAGTGTTATAACACTGGTTCCTGAAAGAAACTGCAGAGATTACCTCCAGATCGTCCTTCCGTGAGGTAGGAAGCATACTCCGTAGCCGAACGATTGAAACGTCGGTACCGGAGTAGTATTCCTTTCCGCAAGACTCCCGGAACTTGCCATTCCAGAAAGACTTGTCAGTATTGACACGATACCCAAAAGTATCGAGTGTACTGATCACGGATTCGGCGAACTCTTTGGGGACGATTATATCGTCACCAAAGATGCGCACCCGGCTCCTAAGTCGCTTAATGCGACCAGGAGTCAAGCGGTGGCTGGACGCGTTCTCAATCCCTATGAAGACTAACACTGAGAAAATCAGTGCTTCTATGGGAAAGGTAAGCGCCGAACCCATCGACGCGAACTTGGCAAGGCGTATAACGCCTTTACCAGGAACATCAGCCTTCCGACTTCTACAAGCTTGGGTAGCCTCAAATAAATGAGGAAACCTAGCAAATAGAAGACGTACATGCTGATTTGAAACACGGTCGGATGCTTCACTCAAATCGAGTGTCGCTAGGTCCCCATCAAGGGACCCAATAAGAGCAAGATGTTGATTAACATCTTGATCTTTAAATCCGATGACGCTAGGAAGGATGTCAACTCTTCCAAGCGACCTTTCTTGGGTCGTAACCGAAGCGTAGTCACCCGCTCCGAGTGGCCCAAGGCGGGTCACGGCGTCCGTGAGCACCTCTGCGATACCTTGCTGCACATATTGCATGGCAGTAGGTTCAACAGCGATAACTCGCGGTGTTTTAAGCGTTTTAGGGACAAGGACAACCTTCACAGGTCGTTCTCTCCCGGGTTCGAGGAGATTAGATCTCGTGGCATCATAATGACGCCAACTTGGAAACAAGAACTCCCCCTCAGGGAAGTAATGTTCCAAGCGCTCAGGCCATTCACTTTGACGGTACTTCTGGTTTCCC